ATTACGCAAATTTCGACAATATTTTGTTAAAAACTTGAAAAAGGGGGTGATATGGCAGTGCTTAAAGACTATATGTGTACAGAACACGGTGTATTTGAATCTAGGGAGGCAAAATGCCCTATAAAGTTCTGTCAAGGGGATTTATCTGTTATTTTCTTGCAACCAGTAGGCATAAAGTCCGAAAACACCAAGAAAAACGATAAAAACCTTAAACAACTGGCTTTAGAGTTTGATATGACCGATATTAAGTCTACAAAGGCTGGTGAACACCAAACTGGGTACTTAAAACGCAAAAATAAANTATCTGACAAGGCTTTTGAGNAAGCTGGAGCTGCTATGGCTCANAATCAGAAGCGTCAAGAGGAAGAAATNATTAAGCAACGTCTGAGTGGCGTAAACTGGGGTAATGGTGGTAATATCAACCTCAAATCCGTCATGGGTGGGCAGTTTAAACCCGTTGCTGACGAAGCCGTTAGCGTTTTACCCAAAAGTGTAGGACAATTTGTACCACCCAGACCTGGTGCAGGGAGTCAGGTTGACCATGAGGGACTTAAGATTAATTCAAGTTCGGAGTAACCATGAAAATACCAAAAGGGATGCTAGATAGAGATGAGTTCTTTAATGACATCATCTATAAATGCGAAGTCTCCCTTGCCTCTCGTAAAGTAGATTACGCCTCTTTACGTAACTGGTATCTCTTTGGTAACGGACCTGATGAAGCTCCTGCACTCTACAACAAAATATTTCCGCACCTAGACCAAGTTACTTCTTTCTTGTACTCTGCTGAGACAACAAGATTTAGTATTAACCTGGGTGCGTCTGTTCCCGAAGGTGAGCACACCAAGATTCCAGTCCTCACAAAAGCTCTTAACAACGAGTGGCTAAATAGCAACGCTGACCAAGTATTTTCTACGGCTACCACTTGGGCACTTGTTTACGGCACAACTTACGTCAAGCTCATCATAAACAACGGTATCCATCCGTACATGGTTGAGCCTGGTACGGTGGGTGTCCTGCGTGAAGACATCACGTACACGGATAGACAAGAAGCAATCATCCACAAGTATTACATCACCAAGTCTGAGTTGTATGCTCGTNTGTACAAGCATCCCAACAGAGACAAGATACTACAAAAAATAAATTCTATGCCTCACGAGAGGACCGAGATAGCCAACGGTTTAGAGCGTATTATTATTTCCCAGTCNAACCCAACTATCTACGGTAACGTAAACCTAGACCTTGCTGGTGGTAACCGCTACAAGGCAGAGGTTGCAGAAGACACGGTTGAGATGACTGAGTTGTGGATNTGGTGTGACGANATTGCNGANTACAGAGTGGTCACAAAGGCAGACCCAGACGTAATTATTTATGAGCGTCCAGGTGAAGAAATGTTTATCAANGGTGAACTCCCGTTNATCCAGATATGTCCNAANCCACTGTACGACTANTACTGGGGTGGTAGTGAAGTACAACGATTAATCTACTTGCAGCAGTTGCGTAACAGGCGCATGACCGAAATCTTGGACCTGTTATCAAAGCAAGTTTCACCTCCAACCGCCCTAATAGGATTTACGGGAATCTTGGACGAAAAGAATTTCGCCTTGAACCGAGCTGGAGGTCTTTTATCTACTGATATGCCCAACGCCAAAGTAGAGAAGTTAGCACCCACTATGCCACCAGACCTCTTCACAGAACTGCGTGAGATAGATGCNATGTTTGAGGANGCATCAGGGGTGGGTAACGTACTACANGGTAAAGGTGAGGCAGGTGTCAGGTCAGCAGGTCATGCCTCTCAGTTAGCCCGTCTGGGTTCGTCACGAGTAAAAAAACGGGCACTAATTATTGAGGATTCGTTAGAGAAGTTAGCAACCTTGTATTTAAAGGCTATGCAAATTTATGATGATACGCACTTCAAAGACACGCACGGTGTACCTTTCATTGCCGAACAGTTCACCAAAGAATTTACGGTTAAAGTGGACGGACACTCTAACTCACCCATCTTTACGGAAGACACAAGGACGCTTGCGTTTAACCTTCTTAAGGCTGGGGTTATTGACAAAAAATCATTACTTGATTTAATAGAGCCACCAATGAAAGAAGAGTTGATAGAACGGTTGAAGAAAATGGAGGAAAAACAAGCCTCACAACCGCCTAAACCTCCTGGTAAAGAACAANGTAAACCTGAACTTAAGAAGGTCGGATGATGGCAACACAAAACGTAGGTGGAGCAAGAGTTAGCCCCAAGGCAGACCAGCCACGGGTGAGCACGGACACATTGCGTAAACAAACATCAGGACCAGGCTTGACACAAAGAACAACGGGTGTTAAAAACTCATCTGGCGGTAGAACGCAACGCAACTACGCCAGAACTTAATTAAGGAATGACATCATGATGCACAGATATGGTAAAAGAGGTCGCAAGACCAGACGGTAATTCTTGAAAGAGAATAGGGTATGGTTTCTCCCCTTAATGAGAAATTGTTTGTTTAAGGAGCTTCCCATGAAACGTGGTTCACGCAAACACAAGCGTAAGTAATTATGCCGACATTGGCAGTATGTCGTAAAATACTGCCACCCTATTGACAAATGGTTTGTAAGTGGTTACAAACTAGGCAAGGAGAAAATATGAGTGTCCCGTCAGATAAGTTAATGGAGTTAATGAAAGGCAGTCGTTCTGCTGGAACGCCTATGCCTGGTGCACAGGATGCGCCCCCTCCAGGTGCTAATATGTCTGATGCTGAAGTACCTCCTATGGGTTCTCCAATGTCAACTCCTGAACCTAAGATGGGTTCTAAGGAGGCTGCAAAAATNAATTTAGGTATGGCTCAAGATTTACTAGAGCAATCTTTACCTGCNTTAGGTTCTGATTCTGAAGAGGGCAAAGCAGCNCTCGCAGCTATCGGTGCAATCAACAAGATTCTTGGTGCACGTAAGAACAAAACAAACGAATTACAACAGTCAGAAATTCTTCAGATGTTGCAAACANTACCGCAAGCTGGTGGTGGCACTCCAGAAGGAAAAGCTATGGCTGGTTCACCTATACCTGGTATGTCACCTCCTGGTGGTATGCCTCCTCCACCTCCAGCACCTGGCGGTGGTATGCCTCCCCCTCCTGGTGGTATGCCAGGGCTTCCCCCACCCCCAATGTAAGGAAAAATCATGGATTTATTTAAACCAAGAGGTAATTCTCAACCACGTAGACCTACAGACAACAACCAAAAGAATGGCGTTGTGATTAACACTCCACGTTATTCCCAGTTTGGCGGTTTGACTGGCGCAACTAAAGCTGCTTTTGGCGGTATGAGAGTTGAAAAGCCAGGTGACGGTAAAAAAATTATTTAACAACGGTAAGAGGGTAACAAAATGTCTTTAGAAAATCTTTCACTTGAAGCACGAGATGAGTTAGCTAGTCTGGCTCAAACGCTTGCTGAAAATCCAGACACTCGCAAAGACTTTTTGCGGATGACTAAAAAAATTAAGCCTGGAATGCCTATTCCTGAGCTGGACATTGAGGAATACACCAACAGAGCAATCACTGCGTCTGATGCAAGAGTACAAGCCTTAGAGTCTAAACTCAGAGAAAGAGATGCTCAGTCTGAATTAGAAAAACGCAGGAACAATCTGATTACTAATAAAAATATTAGAAAAGAAGATATTCCAGAAATTGAAAAACTNATGCTTGAAAAGCAGATTCCAAGTCACGACACTGCTGCCGAGTATTTTGAGTANATGAGACAGGCTGCAAANCCTACTCCTACTGGGTACAACCCTTCCGCAGTTCGCCAGTTTGACCTTGGCAAATTCTGGAAAGACCCAAGAGGGGCAGCGCAGCAAGAGGCGGTGAAGGCTTTCGCAGACCTGCGTAAACCACAACGTCCAATCGGTTTGTAAAAGAGGGTAGTAAATTTGTCAGGGCAGAGATGCCCATCTTTAAGGAGCTAATATGGCTATAGGTGGTGGAATTCTGCCCCAGACAGGTAGTTCACAATTTACGGAACTTACGTATGTAACCCGTAGAGCGTTTATTCCCAAACTGGTTGTGCAGTTATACAACAGTACGCCTTTGATGGCAGCGTTGATTGCAAACAGTCAACAAGCATCAGGTGGTGTATCTTCAGTAACCGTGCCCGTCCAAGGCGCACAGTTTGTTAACGCACAGTGGTCTGACTACTCTGGCTCTTTTGCCCAGCCGTCAGTACAACAAGGTGCTTACAACGCTGAGTTTGACCTCAAGTTGATGATTTCTCCCGTGCCGTTCCTCGGTATGGAAGGNGTTGCTCAACAAGANGCTGCAATTATTCCATTGATTGAAGCACGTATGAATGANGCAACCAACGTGATGATGGATGCAATGGCAACAGCCTTGTANAACAACACCACAAACAACCAACAATTTATCGGACTCCCCGCAGCGGTGGATGACGGTACAGGTGGTGCAACATACCAGACTACTTACGGTAACATCAACCGTAGCACCTACACATGGTGGCAGTCTAAGGTTTACAACGCAGGTAACGTAAACCCAACAAGACAAAACATTCTTCAGTACATTTCTGGAACAGTTAAAAGGGGTGCAGAAATGCCTTCTTTTGGTGTTTGCGGATTTGGTACATGGACACTCTTAGCTCAAGACTTTGTTGGTCAAGAGCAATACGTTATCACTCCTGGCTCAGGCTTTGATGGTGACAACAACGGTCCTCAAGCAGCGTTTAGAGCGTTGATGGTTGCGGGCGTTCCAATTTATCCAGACCCATATTGCCCAGAAGGTACTGTGTACTTCCTGAACACCAACTACTTGAGCTTGTACATCCACGAGCAAGGTTCATTTGTGTTCACAGGATTTGAGTCCACATTACCTAACTGGCAAATTGGTTACGTAGGTGCGGTTCTTATGATTGCTGAGTTGGTGTCTGTAAAGCCCAAGTCAATGTCAAAAGTTACCAACTACAACTACCTCTCACTGTAAGGAGTAATGACAAATGGCATTAGCACTCAATAAAATTATCCTTGCAAATGCAACGGCAAACACGCCTGGTGCGTATTTTACGTTTGCAAACATTTCTGCAACCACTACAGGTAACGTTATCCCAGCAGGTGTGTACTTAGTACCTCCTACTGCTAACGTGACCATCAACATGACCTCTGCAACCAACTTAACAACAGGAAACATTTCTGCTGTTGGACCTTTTATTGGAAACAATACAGGTGGTGTGGTTGTCTCTGACGGTGTTAACGTATTTATTAACTCTTCTGGTTACAACACTACTGTTCAAGTTTTGACAGTTGAAGGTGGTCAGAACGTTAGTGGTACATATAACAACGTTTAAGGAGGACACATGGCTAATCCCGATTCAGTCAGTCAGTATTACTTGGATTCATTTGGGAATGGTCGTATTGGCTATGCTCCTCAAGCAAACTTAGCTACAACAGGGTCTGGTGTTATCACCATTCCTTTGTTGTCAGGTGGTTTGACTGTAGGTGCATCTGCTAACTCTTCTGGCTCTGTTATTCTTCGCAGAATTACTGTGAACAATCCACAGGGCAGTGTATCTTCTGCTAACGTATCTATTACAACATCCAGTGATGGCAACATCTCTAATGCAGTGGTAGCCAACGTAGTTTTGTCTAACTTGACCACTTCTGGTAAGTATCAAGATTTGACAATTGCAGGTGCATACGGAGCAAATACGGCAGTTTCAGGGGCAACAACACAAGCACTATACGTAAACATTAACACAGCTAGTGGTAACTCTAACTTGGTTAACATCGTAATTTATGGTGATGTTGTTAGTTTCTAATGGATAAGGTATTTGTAACCAATCGTGGCAACATGAATTAACCATAGGTTATGACGGTGTTGTCTATGAGTTTGTAAAGAACGTACCTGTAGAGATTCCTCTTGCTGGAGCTGTGCAGTTATTTGGTTACACGCTTAAAGACAGAGAACACATTTTGGTTCGACATGGTTGGATTCAAACNCANGCAGAACTAGAAGAAAGTTTAAAAAAGCTAGACCAGTTTGAGATAACAACTGAGAAGCCTATAAAAGACAGCTCGTTACCCTCGGCTGTAGGCGTAGTACCCTTGCGTCTTGAGAAAGGCGTGGGGGGAAAATCCTTNCAAAAGCGGGTAGCTTAACTATGGATGTTTCATGCCGACGCTCAACAACTATCTCACACAAGTTGAATATCTGCTGCATGATGCCAACAATAATTTTTGGACTCAAGCTCAGTTAACAGGATACATTAACGAGTCTCGTTCACAATTAGTCAGGGATACGGGGTGTTTGCGTACAGTTCAAAACACATCTACTCCCATAGCGTCTTCTAATCCCTACCTAAGCACAAACACAAATACAACACCTGCTACGCCTTGGGTGGCAAGTACATCCGTTACCGCAGGTCAGTATGTGTTCAGCAACATTTACATTTATCAGTATCAAACAAGCGGTATATCTGGCACTGCTGCACCAGCGTATCCAACAGGTACAAACATTTTTCCCCCTACCACCACATTTGCGGATGGTACGGCAACTTTGTTATATGTTCAAAATGCAGAGATTATTCCTTTTCAAGCGTTACCTAACGGGATTAATACGGTTGACATTCTCAACATTAATCTTTACTGGGGTAATAGTCGCATCCCTATGCGTTACTTGCCGTGGTCTGATTTCACTTCCCAGCTCCGTTATTGGCAGAATTACATTGGCAGACCAATTTGTTTTTCCGTCTACGGTCAACAACAAATATACATTGCCCCAGTCCCAGACCAGTCTTACTACATTGAATTAGACACGGTTATATTGCCACAACCTTTGTCTATAGGTACGCCTGATGTGCAAGATACTATTCTTGACCCCTGGAGTACCGCAGTGCAGTATTACGCAGCCTACAAAGCTAAGTTTTACGAGCAATCTTACGGTGAAGCCGATATACCAGCAACAATACAACAAAAAAGTATTGAACATTCTTAATTCTACTTACACAAGAAGAATCCCCAACCCCTACAGTAGTGGAGGTTAAGAATGGCATCAGCAGAGCAAAAGAAAAGCTATGCGGTAATTAAAAACTTTAAAGGTGTAGATACCAAGGCTAACCGCACAGCTATTGATAAGGATGAATTTTATTGGCTAGAAAATGCAATGCCAATAGGACCAGGCAACCTTAAAATTGTCTCTGGACCTGATAATGTTAAAAATATTGGAGGAAATAACGTTGTTTTTTCCAACACTGTTGTCTCTCTAACCAACGCAAACATCAATGGTCAGTACGTTGTAGCGTCCGAGTTTAACGGAGGCATGGAAGCGTACAACCTAAGCACCAGTAGTTTAGTCACTGTTGCTACTGCGGGTACGTTATCTAGCTCTAACGTCACCACAGCTCAGTATCAAAATACAGACTTGTTTATAGGTGACCCCAACAAAGGTTTGTTTGATTGGAACGGTACAAGTTTAATTTCTGTGGGTTCTGTGAGCTTAATTGGCATTACAAATCCAGGTCAAAACTACACGGCAGCACCAACCGTAACTATATCTGCCCCTAACAACGCCAATGGTGTGCAAGCAACGGCTGTTGCAACGATTACAACGGGTGCAGGAGGCGTACAAAGCATAGTTGTGGGTAATGTAGGCTCTGGCTACACGGCAGTCCCTACAGTCACTATAGGTGCGCCCCAAGTCACAGGTGGAAACACTGCTGTTGCCT